GGAGAGAGATTTTGGTACGTCTCGCAAACACCTATAGCGTGGATGGAATTGCCAGAACCATACAAGGCAGAAGGAGAGGATAAGTTAGACGGAAATCCTGTCGACATAGACAAGGCTGTTGAGCATTATGAGGGGACATTGGAAGTGTTGAAAGGTATTAATTTGGAGGTGGATGATGAGTGATTTAATCAGCAGAGAAGCAGTTCTTGGTCTAAAGACCATCGCACCGATTGCGCCTGTGATAAATGGTGAGGACGTCCACTATGAGGAAGTTATTTTTGTCCGTGATTTGGAAAAACTTCCATCTGTCGAGCCGGAGAAGTGTGGAGATTGTATAAATCGAAAAGATATGCTCAAAAAACTAAACAATTTATGTAACAACACTTGTGATTATAGCGAAATACAGAGAAAGTCTATGTGCGATGCCTGCAATCTCAGTTTGGTTTTTGACATGATTAACAATGCGAAATCTGTCGAGCCGGAGAAGTGTGGAGATTGTATGACAGTTGAAGCATACAGAACAAAATTGATCGATGCTTTTCACAAAGCGGATCATGACGAATTGATTGCACTTGTGGCACTTCCGACAGAAAAGGATTTTGAGCATTTAGAGTGGCTTTTGAAAACACACTATGAAAATCGTAAGAAATGTGGAGATTGTATCAGCAGACAGGCGGTACTTGAAGTACAAGCAAAATATGCAGAACATATGGGAGCAACAAAATTTTGGCAAATGCGTGATGATATCAAAGCGTTACAACCCGTTACACCACAACCAAAGACGGGGCATTGGGTAATGAAACATAAAACTCATAATGCGGTAAAACGTTATACAGGACAGGACGAGATGGGAGAAACACATACCATATCAGTGTTGGAGAGATATGAGGCTGATGAACCTTATTGTTCTGAATGTGGAAAACTTGCAGGAGATACATCACAGGATTATTGCTGTGCGTGCGGTGCAAAGATGGAGGTATAAGAATGGCTGAATTCATAGGAGGCAATGAAGAATACATTTCTGTCAAAGAACCTATTGTTTTTGAAAACAAAACAGAATCCCAATATGAAGTATGCACAGGAATTGTTTTTCATAAGAGCGGTATATATGAGGTGTCAGTTGTTGGAAATAAGACTATTGTTTCCGAAGTGCCGGAGAGAAAGCCGGGACATTGGGAATGGGTACAATATGACTATAATCCTAAATTTGGAAATTGGCATTGTTCAGAGTGCAGGAGTATTGTAATTGAATGTGCTGATAAGAATGAAAAAGATGTTATTTCTTTGTATCATTATTGTCCTAACTGCGGTGCAAAGATAGAGGTGGAAGAATGACACTTGATGAAGCGATTGAAAGATATAAAAACAATGCAGAATATGAGCGCACACATGGTAATCTGCAAGGGTGCCTTGATTTTAGACAGCTTGCGGAGTGGTTAAATGAGTTGAAAAGAGATAGAGAAATATTAAATGGACTCAGTATATACTTCCAATCGTTAGTAGTAGATGCTGTTATCAATCAAAGACCTTTGATGTTTAATATGAGAGATGCCACCGAGGAAGAAAGGGAAAGTGTTAAGCAATATATAGCTGATTCTGCGAAAACGACAGGAGTTAACTTTTGGAACATTATTGGGGAGGTAAACGTTGATGAAGATAGTAATTGAAATTCCCGATAGAATATACAAAATAATTCAAACCCATAGAACGCTGAATATCATGGATGATGAAATACTTGAAAATGCTCTAAAAAATGGCACACCACTTCATCCAAACGGTAATTGGACAAGAAGACACTATATATATGGTGATAAAACATTAGATATGTGGGTTTGTTCTCGTTGTGGTGAAGAGTTTAGTTATGATGCTGAAACGGGAGCAAGCATCTACGACTACGATTATTGTCCTAACTGTGGGAATTATAAAAGAAACAAGGCAGAAGGAGATATAGAGTGATGGAGATAGTTGTTAAAATTCCAGACAATATATGATGCAGAAACAATAATAGAAGCAGATAAGGAGGAAAAATGAAGGTATATCGTAAGATAAAAATCGAGACCAATCACTTTCAGATTGGCGACCGGATAAAATTCAAATTTGATGGGAGTAAATACTCCGCTACGGCAATTCAGCAGCAGGGTGACGAGATGCTTTTCGTTTTTGATCAGTTCCTGGACGATGCAAGGCGAATGAATGCTACTGACACAACTGATGGCGGATATGATAAGTCAGAAATGAGGGAGTATCTGCATGGACTTGGAAACAGGTTCGCAAAGAAAATGAAGAAGAAGTACGGAGTCCAGCTCTGTGAGGGGTATCATGGAGACTATCTATGGCTCCTGTCATTACAGGAGGTCTGCGGATTAAATGAAGGCTTTGACGCTTGCGATGGTCAGATACCATATTTTAAGAATCGTAGACATCGTATTGCGGAAAGACGAGGTTGTTCATATGAGTATATGTGGTTGCGTTCGGTTGCGCTTCCTGCCTACTTCGCTTTTGTGAACGGCAACGGGAATGCGAGCTACAGCAACGCTTCCACCTCTGGTGGGGTTCGCCCAGCTTTCAAGATCCTTAATCGTGAATCCACCGACCATGTGCCGGAGACTGAGGACGGTGAACTGAATGGATAAAAAATGTGGTAATTGTAAATTCTATCATAAACTTAAGCATACGTTTATCCAGGGTAAGGGATTTACGGAAACGGCATGTTGTATTGGTCTAACTCGGTGTGGTGAGGATGTTGATGATTTTAGCACTTTCGTAGTAGAGGTTGAACCTGACGATATGTGCGAGATGTGGACGGAAAGGAGCTTGGATTTATGAAGAAAGTTATAAATGATTTTGTGAAAACAATTCTCGCTGCATTGGCGATTGGTATAGCTGTGATCAATGTTGTTGATAATGTTCAGAAATACATTGAAATTAAAGGGGAGAAAACTAAATGAGTGATAGAGCGTTAGCGCATATAGAGAAAATAGAATGGATGACTCCGATAGAAGGTAAAGATCGAATTGTATTAGCCGGAGTTTTGGGTTGGCAAGTTATAGTACAGAAATCGGATTTTAACGTAGGAGACAAGGTAGTATTTTGCGAAATTGATTCTGTATTTCCTGAAAAGCCAGAGTATGAATTTCTTAGAAGTAAGAAGTTTAGGATTAAGACGATGAAGATGTCGGGAGTTGTGTCCCAAGGTATATGCTTTCCTCTTTCTTTTCTTCCTGAAGGAGATTACGAAATTGGGCAGGATGTAACAGAAGTAATGGGGATTACGCAGTACGAACCAACAATGGATAAAGAGGAGGTTGAAGAAAAAGACTATCAACCTAAGAAGAGATATCCAAAATTCTTAATGAAATTTAAGTGGTTTAGAGATCTTGTATTACCAAAGAAACAGGCACGAGGTTTCCCATCATTTATTTCTAAAACGGATGAAACTCGTATCCAAAACTGTCCTTTTTATCTTGATTTAGATATCGAATGGATAGCTACAGAAAAATGCGATGGGCAGTCCGGCAGCTTTACATTACAGAAAATAAAAGGAAAACATTGGTGGAATAAAACAACTTATGATTTCGCCGTGTGTAGTCGTAATCTAAGGAAGTGGAAAAAAGATAATTCATCATTTTGGTCGGTAGCTGAGAAATATAATATAGAACAGATACTCAATGAATTGATTGGAGATAATGAATGGATTGCAATCCAGGGTGAGTGCTGCGGTACTGGGATTCAAGGTAATAAATATCATATAGATGGATATGAGTTATATGTATTCAATGTGATTTATCCGTCGGGTAGGCTTGGATCAGTGGAAGCTAAGGAATTAATGGAAAGTAAAGGGCTTAAATTTGTTCCAATACTTGATACAGCGGTAAAACTTAAGGGTATGACGGTGAATGAAGTTCTTGATTACGCAACCGGAACAAGTAAGTTATATGACACTTTACGAGAAGGAATAGTGTTTAGAACGGCAGATGGTAAGCAATCATTTAAGGCTGTTAGTCCGAAGTTCTTGATGAAATTTGATGAATAAAATGAGTCTTCTATTACCGCAGGGGTGGCAGTGGTACCAATCTTAGCGGATTATCCCTCCTGATGAAGAGGTTTCGCTGCGGTATATAAATGAATATGTGCCCTGTAACCACATGGTAGTACCCTCGTGTGGTTTAAACTAATCATCTAAGCGGTGGGTCAGGATTAGCTCCGAAAGTGTAAAAGGACAAGGATGAAGCGACTACCGTATATAATTAAAAACTTCGAAAGGCAATAAAACTGAATTTTTATTGGAGGATATACATATGTATTACGATGAAGATTATGAACCAACTCAGGAGGAAATGGAGGAGATGGACGGTATGGAAAATACAAGTACAGAAAATAGTAATGGAATTATCAATATAAATTTCAACACTGAAAATTTTGCTAATGGTATTGTTACTGCCGTTGTTCGGAGTCTTAAAGAAAACTTATATCGAGAAGTAATTAATCAAATAAAGGAAGAATGTTTAGCGGATATTCATGAAAAAATACAGCTGCAGACTGGGGAAATCATAAAGGAAATCATAGAAGATTATATGAATACAGAAAAAATTACTATTGGCGGAGATTTAATTTGGGATGATACGCCAAAAGAAGAACTGACATTTATCCAATATGTAAAAAGATGTATGAAAAATATTATAAATAATGGCAAATTTAAGGTTGTAAAGTCCGTAGCGAAGAATCGTTACTCAGATAAATATGACATTAAAACAGATGAATATTCTTTTGATGAATATATTAGAGCTAATTGTGGGATAGACAATGAGGTAAAAGCATATTTAGATAAAGAAGTTGATAAGATACGTCAAGAAATCAATAAAAATGTTAAGACTGTGTTTGATGAAAGCACTAGAAATATGTTAAGTCAGTCAGTTCTAAACATTCTTATGGCAAATGACACATATAAGAAAATTGAATCTAATATAGCATCTATTGCAAACAGTTAAATCAGAGTTTTATAGGAGATTAATATGAAATATCATCATACAAAACCACAATTATTAGGCCAACTTAAATATGATAGATACATATACGCCATCTGTCGGTGTCCAAAAGATTTAAGATATGGATTGGTTATTGATCGAAATGAATTAACAGAGTATGAAAAAGAAACTGGCTATTGTTTTATTCATTGTGATATCTGTGGTTCGGATATTGTAGTAGGATTTGGTAGAAGGAGGTAATATAAGAGATTAAATGTATAAGGTAGAATCAGATTTTACATATAAGGGTTACAGATGTGTAGTTATCTTTGGTGGTATGGGACATCGCTGCGGATATGTAGGTATCAAACCAGGGCATCCATTATATAAAAAGGGATTTACAGATTACTTAGATATCCCAAAGGCTGAATTAGATGGCGAAGAAATAGGTAATCGAGGTATTCTGCCGATATTTTTCGCAGCATTTGACGATGATGACAGAATAAGAATGGATGCATATTTCAATGTTCATGGTGGATTAACTTATTCGGATGATAATAATGGTACTTATCCTGTGGAAAGTAATTTGTGGTGGCTAGGATTTGATTGTGGTCATTATGGGGACGGTAAAGATTTTGAATTAATGGCGAGATATTGGGGTGATGATCCGAATGTACAGAGAAGAATCAAATTTGAGAGTGAATATCTAGATGATTATCCTGTACGTTCTAAAGAATACGTTGAAGATGAATGTAAATCCTTGGTGGATCAGATAAGCGAGTTAATTAACAGACATAATATTGTTTATACAATGAAATTTTAATTGGAGGCCAGATATGCATAGTCCAAAAGAGGTTTATGAGTGGTTAGAAAGAATACGCTTCTATATTGAAGATCCGAAGTCTGATTCCAAAGTTCAGCTTATGGAATATATGCAGGATTTAAAAACCTACATAGGTGCTTTCGAGCAGATTGAATGGGAGAGGGATGTAGCTATACAGCAACTTCATAATCTTGGGTATGGACTGGGGCAGAAAACCAATAAAAAAAAGCAAATATGATATTTGCGTTATTATCTTGGCAAAGTATATAAAGATAAATAGAGTTTTTATGAGGATAAGCACATGACAAATCTAGAAAAATTAATTGAAATAATGAAGTCCAATAATGGAGTTGAACTCTACAATTGGATGGAAAAATTTGCGTATTGGTTTGATCCAGGCGGATATTTTGACCCAGGACAATGGGCAAAATATAGCGAAGAAGAGTATGTGGAATAATAAAGTAAACTTTCGATGGGAGGCAGACGAATGTCAAACGAAGAATATGCAATAAATATTCTAATTCAAATGTTACTAGATCTAGCTATCAAAACACTTGAAAAACAGAAAGCGACATCTGAATTAAAACCACCTACAGATGACTGGGAAACATACGCAAATCGGCTATATGACTTGGCTTATTTGAGTGGGTATAATGATGGATTGATTGCGAAAGAGAGGAAAAATACTGATGGAGATAATAAAAGAAATTAACTACGATTGGATGTGGATATTTGGATTGGTTCTATTAATAATTGGGATTATTTTGTTTATAATCCTTATCATATTTAAAAGTGAATTGTCCGCGATTGGGATTCCTGCGCTCCCATTTGGTGTAGTATTCCTTGTCGTTGGTATGTGTTATGGGTCTCGGTTTCGTGTAAAACTATGTGATACATACACAGTATCTGAATTAATAAAACAGTGCGAGTCGGTTGAGTATGAACCAAACTATGGTACATGGCTTGTGCGATTTAAGGAGGATAGATAATATGAAATGTGAAACTTGTAAATATTGTCAACAGTCTTCTTATGAGATAAAAAGTAAACAAGTTAATGTGGCTTGTTGTACACTATCACATTATGTCGTTAAAGCAGATAAAGAGCATAATTGTACTTTACACAATAAAGACTTATCTGGATACGATATTTGTTATAACTGTAAATATTATTCTGGAGGTAGTGATTGGGGATTATTCTGTAGTCATAAAGATATGTATCATCATCTTGGAAAGTTTAGTGATGATCCATGTGATTATTATGAAAAATAAAATAGAACTTTTATAGGAGATTAACATTATGATTAATTCTTTATGAAGTGTATGAAACTTGTTTGTTCATTTCAGACAAACTACTTTTATCATACTGCCATATCCATCATGCCAGGGGCGGTGTTGTTGAGACTTATGGTGGATCTGTTTGAATCCGGTACTGTCCTTGGTGGGCTAGGATATGTCGGCAAATCATATCATTTTGCTGACGTTGGCAATATGTTATATAAAACATATTTGATAAAAATATGTCACATATAACATATTTAAATAAAATTTTTATAATAGGAGGATAAACATGACGAATTTAGAAAAATTAATAGAAATAATAAACTCTAATAATGGAGTTGAACTCTACAATTGGATGGAAAGATTTGTATATTGGGTTACTGGCGGATATTTTGATGTAGGAGATTGGGCTGAATATAGTGAAGAAGAGTATATGGAATAATAAAATAAACTTTTGATTGGAGGAGAAATAAATGGATAAAATAAACGGATTAATATATCTCTTGGGAGAAGAAAATGTAGAAGATTTAAAGAAAGGTCTTGTTAAGCTGATTTTAGATCAGGCTGAAAGCGACCTAGAATCATATAGTAACTATCTTCTGTATCCGCCTGACATGACAGATATAATTAAAGACGCTATGGAAAGCACGGAAAAGAAAGTATCCAAGATGTATAAGGATGCGGTTATAGAAATTAACCAAGGTTACATAGACAAGATGAAAGAGTATATGTTTCATCAGACCGAAAAACCGGCATTGCGATCAAAAATATACGATTATGCTGATAGTTTGAAATACAGAGGTAATGAGTATAGTAAGGAATATCAGATATCACAGGAGTTATTTAAGATATTAAAGGAAACAGAAAAATAAAGTAAACATTGTACGAGGTGTAATAATATGAAAACATTAGTTGTTATTGATATGCAGAAAGATTTTATTGATGGTGCGCTTGGTACAGATGAAGCGATTGCTATCATCCCTAATGTTAAAAAGAAGATTAAAGAATATGTAGACAACAAGTGGGATATTGTGTTTACACAAGATACTCATTATGAAGATTACTTGGAAACGAATGAAGGTAGGCATCTGCCGGTTCCGCACTGTATTGTAGGATCAGATGGTCATAAGATTCCTACTGATCTACTTCCTACGGACTATGAGTACGTTGTGTGTATGAAGTCTACCTTTGGTTCCAGGTCTTGGCTTGAAAATGATCTTATCAATTTTGAGGATTCGGACATTGAGATAATCGGTCTTTGCACGGATATTTGTGTAATCACAAACGCACTTATCTTAAAGACTTGCTTCCCAGAGAATAACATCATTGTTGATGCTTCCTGCTGTGCAGGTACTACACCGGAGAAGCATAAGGCTGCACTTGAAGTGATGAAAAGCTGTCAAATAGAGGTTGTTGGTGAATGATGTAAGGGAATAGATAATAAGGTATGTTTGGATCTTTCGTTGACTATAAGGAGAAAATTGTATGACACAAATAGTAGAAATTAAAGACAATTCATTTTGGGAATATGATGTTAATAAAGCCATTTATGATTTCGAGGCAGAGTATGGTGTAGAACCACATATGATTATTGGTAGAAATTTTATTGAGTTAATTACAACTTCATATGATTGGATCAATGAAAAATCAATAGATAAGTCTAAAGGTATCGTTGCAAAATATAAAGGTGTGTCGTGTGAGTATGATCCTGATATATCTTGTATAATTTTAAAAGCATAAAAGTAATTTTTGATAGGAGAATATGAGATGACTAATGATTTTAGAAGGATATTTTGTCCTACTCCAGAAGAGCAAAAAGAAAACTTTGAACGATATATTCCTCCTATTCCAGGGTGGAAAGTTACGGAATCAGCAACAGAGTGTCCAATATGTGGAACACCTGGTATTGCAATTAGTGAAAGCACAAACCAAGAACCCGTGTGGCATACATGCAGATCGCAAGAATTAACCATACAAAAAACGACATATATTCGTTTCGCATGTCAGGCGTGTCGATATAAATGGGAGGTTGGAACCCGTAATTTAGAAAAACCTAAACGAGAAGTAAAAATGAACACAGTTGAAACACATCGTGTGCCTACTAATTTTACGGTGTATACGGAACATACACCGGTAGGAGATATTGTTATCACCAAAAAGAATTCACATGGTAAAACCCAAATTATTAAGGCATTTGAAGTAGATGGTCGCCAAATTAAATTCTATGATCCGAAGGTGTGGTGGGGAGATACTGTTATATTGACGTATGACCGGATGGTTGAGGAAGAAGTCGATAACTTTAAATACATAGTACCGCATATGCCGACGACAATAAGATATTAAGAAGAAAATGACATTAAAACAGATTTTTTGTTTTAATAAGGCTATTTTAGGATTTTAAGGGTAAAATAGACGGTTAAGGGGTTGCTTTAGACTTTTAAATAAAAACTACTTTTGATAGGAGGTTTATTAATGAAATATGTAATGTCGCATCAAAAAGTGGTCAATAATGGAGATACAATAGGGACTTCTTGTATTATATGTGGAGAACCAGTTTTATTTTCTAATGATGAATTTGAGAGATATAAAAAAGGATTGCATATTGATTCAAAAGTATGTAATCAATGCAAGGATGCGGTTAAATGGGTTAGGATACAAAGACAAAAATGTTATAAAGAAGATATTTGACAGGAGGATATTATGACCGAAAAGAAATTATATACTTGTGATATTTGTAAAACCGATTATGCGGATAAAGAAAAAGCTAAAGAATGCGAAAAAAATCATAAATCATTAGAAACAGCTGAGATTGTAGGAGTGTATAAATCTAAGGGGAGCATACCTGATGGAGTCCCCGTAAAGATAAGAATTAAATTTAAAGGGATGGATAGAGTTGTGGAGTACAGTGCATAAAAACAAAGTTTGATGGGAGTTAGATATGAACATACTCACAGATGATGAATATTTAGTGGTTGAACCATGTGTTAGTTGTGAAAAAAGCTATGTTGAAGATATTTGGTGGGAATGGTGTTGCGATGCTAAAAAATGCATTCATCAAAAGGAATATGAGGCGGTTTCATTGATTCCACCAGAGCAAAGAGAATAAAAGAATAGTTTGATGGGAGATCATATGACAAACTATGAGTATATCAAAAACAACATATCTGAAAGAGATCTTGCTTATTATATATTCCCTCATGCCATGAAACCTAAGGATCGTCCTCCTTTGTTCTCAGATAGAATATACGGAGCATGGAGTACATGGGCAGAGTCGGCATCTCCAAATAGAGGAAATATGGCAAAAGGAGACCATAATGGAAAAATCATAGAGAATAATCCGTCTATTTGGATGTTTGAGAGATGGACATATCCCGACGGAAGCTGGCAAAGTAAAGGCAGGAATAGCATTATCTCGTTCTTGGTATGGCTGAGTATGCAGTATAATCCAGCAGAATGGGAAGAGAGTGAGTAGTATTATAAACTATACGACGGAAAAGGTGGTGTGAATATTGGCCTCAAAAGGTAAGGGATCAATATCCCTAAGAGATGTACAAAGGACATTGCGAGATAACGGATATGTGTTGGAAAGGCAGAACAGGCACTTTATCTATAAGAAACAGGAAACCAACGACACCTTCATTTTGCCGAGAAATTGCCACGACATGTTGATCAGGAGAATGTATAAAGAACACGGTATTCGTACATAATGCACAAAGGGATGTGTCATAATTATGGCACATTCCTTTTGACATTGTGACGATTTTATTGTATAATGCAAGTAACTAAACAGAGAGGACTAACCGAAAGGAGGTGGTGCGAATGTTAAGAGATAAGTACGAGTTGCAACTCAAGCTGCAAAAACGATTATATAAAGTAGGTAACACAAAGGAAAACTTTGACGAATTTCGAGACCGGTTAATTCAAAAATATAATCTCCCGGTTGATATCATCTCGGATATTGTGTCTGGCAGAAAAAGTCTATCCAGTTTTAATGAGTTAGAAAACTATTGGTTTTGTAATGAACTCGATAAAACGCTTGTACCGGAGTTCTTTACAGATCGTGAAGTTAGACAATTTAAGGGTTTAAAATACATCAAGAAGGATCCTGTTTTGCCAATAAATGTACCCGCGCATGAAGTACGTTATGATCAATGGATTGGAATATTAAAAATTGCTGATCTGATGAAGCTTAGAGATGCGGGATTGATCAGGTATAATGCCGATACGCAAAGGGCACTACAAGTGATGATTCGTGGAGAAGAAATAACATATAAACCATTTGTTAACCAGACAGCTGTTCAAAAAATCTATAATCTCATTAAGGATGGAGATTTTATTCCCAATACGATTACACTCAACTTAATACCATACGAGGGTGACGAGAAGCCATTTGATTATGATCATAAAAATAAGATAATGTGTATTAATAGGTTACGCTGTATAGACATTGTCGATGGGTACCACAGACTAAAGGCGTTCGAACGAGTGTATGATGAAGATCATAGCTTTGATATGACGATAGAGGTTCGACTGATTGCCTTTGATGAATCCAGGGCTAAACAGTTTATCCATCAAGAAGACCAAAAAACAAAAATGCGCAGGATCGATAGTGCCGGATATGATCAGAGAAATGAATGTAACCTCCTGCTTCAGGAGATTAATCAAGGCTATGATATACCGGAATTACACGGCAAGATTAATATGAAAGAAGGACTCGTCAGGCTTGGGGTAGCATCTAAAGCATTGTCTAGGGTGCTACCGAAAAAGAAATGGACATCGATACAAAAAATCAAATTTAAGAATCTATTAACGCAGCACTTACGACAAACGATATATGACAACCCAGAGTTAAAAGATGAAAGGTGGACGGATGAGCAGATAATGGGTATTTTTGGAGGCATATCTGTCCCGCAGGAAGGCGGTGAAAAGGTATGAAAATGTACAATGAGGAACAGAAACAACGGTTTTTGAGTGAGATTGATATAAAGAAATACCCTGACAACTACTGGCCATTGACGTTTGATAGATATGAACCAATTGAATCTAGTAAAGGAAAAGACTTATATAATTTTACAAAATCGGATATTTTTGAAGCTCATAAATATCAAAACTATAAATCGTTTGAGACGTTATTAGTACATCATATCAACCTGAAGAATTATGTATATTGGGCAATGCGAAATAATTTAGTAGACGATGGCATGAATCATTTTGCTGACTTTACTCACCAGGAGATATATCAATGCGTTAATCAGTTACAGATCAAGATGAGCATCTTAACTCGTGAAGTTGTAGAGAAGAGCGTTGGAAATATCAAGAATCCAAGAGACCGGTTTATGGTGATGTGTGTATATGAAGGGATTCGTGGAAAGAAGTTTAGCGATATGCTTAGTCTACACATCGAAGACTTTAATGTAGAAAATAAGACGGTCAAGCTGCCAAATGGTATTGTTAGAAGCGTGTCTCCAGTGTTAATTGATCTGGCGTTTAAAGCAAACGAACAAAGCGTATATATTGGAAATCCAAATTTACATGACTTGTATGGTAAAGTCATTGTTAAATCAACAGAGACACCTACGGAATTTAAAACTCCCGAACAGTTGTATACGAATTGTATTAGAGCGTTCCGAAGAGCCTTTGATGAGATGGGTTTTGATGGTGTTATATCTACCAACAGTCTATATACCAGCGGAATGATTGATAAAATTAATCAGATGGCGGATGAGCATAAAGTGACAGCAAAAGATGTGTTATTTGAGCCGGATCTGTGGAAAGAATTACTGAAATATTACTCAATACCACGATCAACAAAAGCTAGATTCATGATGAAGTATGGTGATTTTCTAAAGCAATAAGTATTATTTCTGCCCATCCAAATGGTGGGCAGAACGTTTTTTCGAAAAAGCCATGAACTAATACTTGACAATATGCGCGAGACTATGATATGATGATAGTGTCCGAGATAGATACGCACCTGTGGCGTAATTGGCAGCCGCACGGGACTTAAAATCCCGGGGTCTTTGACCGTGCGGGTTCGAGTCCCGCCGGGTGCACGATAGAACCTGAAGAAAGGAGGTAGCCGATGAACAGTGAGTAATGAACAATGGAAACAACAACGCATGTTTTGTTGTGAAGGGCATGTGTTTGATTTTAAAGAATCAGTCGGAAACGTTACAAATAAACGTTGTCCAATCTGTGGAAATAAAGCAAAGTTGGTTGATATACCAATAAGTCTAGATCGGTATTTATATATTAATGCCGATCAAAAATATTATGATTACTGACAGTAACTAACCATTGGAGGAAACAAGGTTGAAGATTTCAAGACAATCTGTTGAATTGTTTAAGCACGATATTGACCCATACAAATTTATAGAAAAATGCGCCCGTACTTGTTATAAATCCGAGGATAAGATCACAGACGAATCAGCTGTTAAGATGGTTACATCTTTGGCTGCGAATAAGCATCTTACCACATTGGAACATGAATATGTTTATTTTTGGCTGGATGATTATTTGATGGAGCAATTCATAGCTGGTGCTTTGCCGGAAGACCTGCGGTATATACAATGTGGCGCTAATTATATCTCTGGGTCATTTAGGGCGTTTTTGGAGCTGTTCGAGCGACAGAATTATTATCCAATAAATAAGATGAAAGCATTGCTCCATGTTAAATACCCTGAAGTTTTTAAAGAAGACACTCCGATTTTTATTGATCAGGACAGCCCGAAACTAATCGTTGCGGATAGGAAAGAAATCGAAAGAAGTGACGAGTATGTTGGTGACAAGATGAGAATGATTCCACATACATTCAAGTTTGTTACAAACAGAGCTGTAGCCAATGAATTGACTCGCCATCGAGCCA